CCTTCGACCTGGCCCAGCTTGAAGAGCACCTCGACCTCACGGGCGTTATTTTGCAGAAGAACCACTGGCTACAAGTCAACCAAGAGACGGAAAGCACGTCTGGATCTGTGGTCATACACGGCCACTTTCAGGACGAGATTAGCTAGATGGTAGCTCCGGTTCGCATATCCCACAACGGTAACACCGCTAGGGTCAACGAGAGTGGAGAGTTGGTTGTTGCCGTGGGTGGGTACGACGAGACCAAGTTTGTTGAGCTTGCCGCTGCGGCCACGATATACAACTTCTACGAGCCGATCACGGAAAAGCAATTCGTGGTTACGGGGTTCCTCGCGTACGCAGACAAACAGGTCTCCGCTACAACGAACGCCACGGTTATCATCTTCGAGTCCGACACGATAGGTGGGGACTTGGCCAGCAACGACGATGTAATCTTCCAGTTTGAGGTGGGCCAGAACCAGTCAGTCCCTTTCCCAAACATCAGTGTGCTGGTAAGCAACGGCAGGTACGTCAACGCCAAAACTGACGACGACGACATACACATGACCATTGTCGGACACTACGTGGACAAACTGGGGTGAATCGAACATTTACGAATTTTAGCGCGACGAGACTGATGGTTTACCTGAATGTCGTCGTCCTGGGCGCACTCGTTCTGTTCACCCTACTTCGACCTCCAGTCGTCATCATAGAGCAATATTATCTCGTCCCAGTTCCTCAATCGGGGTATACTAATCCACATGACAACGATAGCTTGGGACGGCAAAACTCTAGCAGCGGACTCTCAGATAACGGAGGGTGGTCTTCGCTCGCATCAGCGGGAAGAGAAGATCATAAAGCACGAGAATCAGTTCTTCGCATTCGCTGGATCCCTCGTATCCTGCCTGGCAGTGATCGAGTGGTTGAAGGCCGGGGGAAAGAAAAAGAAACGTCCTGAACTGGACGACCTCAACTTTGTGGTCCTTCACATCCAGAATGGCAGGGCCAACCTGTACTATGACGAGTTTGTACCACTGCAGCAGCTGCCACCCTATACGGCAGGAACTGGAAGAGAGGTAGCTCTCGGTGCTATACTGGCTGGAGCCACTGCCAAAGAGGCAGTAGAAATTGCATGCGATGTGGACATCATGTCCGGATTACCCGTCCTACACTACGAGACTTAACAATGCCCAGCAAAATACTACAATCCCCATTGGAGCTAGAGCTACTAGCCGATGAATACTTTGATAATCAAAAAGAGCATGAGAAGCCTTTTACTCTTCCTGGTCTTGCTTATGCCTTGGGATTTTCAAGTACAAGGACTCTGCTTACCTATCGGAACGACGAGACCCACAAAGAGTTTAACGATGCCGCCAACCGTGCATGTCTGAGGATAGAGCAGTACACTTCAGAGCAGCTATTCAACAAGGGCGTTAACGTCGCTGGCCCAGTCTTCGCATTGAAGAATCAGGGCTGGAGAGACAAGCCAGAAGGCGAGACAGAGACCATGATCGTGAAGATCGAGGGAGCTGCCGCGAAGCTATGACCCTTGCCCCCACGGCCAAACCTAAAAAATTCAGACTCACACCCCAGCAGACCACAGCTGTAGACGCACTTGGTGCCGATGCCGCTGACTTTGGACTGGGAGGTGGATCTCGTTCCGGTAAGACATTCCTACTTTGCTATGCTGTAGCCACCCGTGCTTTGCGCGTGGGTAAGAGTCGGCACGCTATCTTGCGTTTCCGGCAGAACGCTATCAACAAAGCAATCGTGAAAGACACCTTCCCGAAAATGATGGACCTCTGTTACCCAGGCGTATACCAGCAGAAGAACCTGAATAAGACGGATCTCTGCTACACGTTCTCCAACGGATCCGAGATATGGTTCGGGGGACTGGACGACAAAGAACGTGTGGAGAATATCCTCGGTAACGAGTACGCGACCATCTACTTCAACGAGTGTAGCCAGATCCCTTGGCAGTCAGTCAAGCTGGCACTCACACGTCTGGCGCAAGTATGCGAGGGCCTATCCCTGAAATCGTATTACGACTTCAACCCGCCCTCCAAGCGGCACTGGACGTACAAGTACTTTGTGGAGAAGAAAAGTCCGGATAGCAACAAACCGCTGATCAACCCTCTGGGCGTCGGCTTCATGTACATGAACCCACTAGATAACCAGGACAACCTAGATGCCGCATACCTCCAACGACTTGAAGAGATGCCCGAGAAGGAGAGGAAGCGTTTCTTTCTGGGCCAGTTTGCTGATGAAGATAACGATGCACTATGGAATGATGAAGTACTCGAAGCAGGCCGGTGTACTGGCGCGACTGGGGATGAATGCCCCGAGATGGTACGAGTCACTGTCAACGTGGATCCGTCAGGCCAATCAGACGACGACGAAGACAAGAGGTCTGATGAAATTGGCATCACGGTTACTGGACTCGGGACAGACGGGAAGGGATACCTGCTCGAAGACTTATCCGGCCATTACGGGCCGAGCACTTGGAGCAAGATTGTCGGGGACGCTTTCAAACGCCACATGGCCGACTGCGTCGTGGGAGAATCCAACTACGGGGGTGCAATGGTTAAGCACACCATCGAGGCGGGGAATACTTCCGGTGAGAACATCCCAGTCAAGCTCGTACATGCGACCAGAGGCAAAACCGTTCGAGCAGAGCCAATTGCAATCCTTTATGAGAGAGGCCGCATCCGACACTACGGATACTTCCCCGAAATAGAAGAGCAGTACTGTAGCTTCTATCCAGACGGCTACAAGGGAATGAGGTCTCCGGACAGAGCTGACTCTGCAATCTGGGGCTTCACTGAGCTGTTCCCAGGCATGACGAAAGACGAGGGAGCGCAAGTGTGGCAGATCCCAGCAATACAAACCAATTCAAATAGCGCAGCAGCGTACAGTGGCCGGAGCGGAACCCCTGGCCTTCCAAACCGTGGACGCCCGTAGTAAGATATAGCACTCTCTAATTACATACCGTACAATTGGTGATCTATGAAACCAAAGCAACCACGAGCACCAACTACCTTTGACGACCAGGGATATGCCTCACACAAGGGGCATTACCACGATAAGGCTGGTAAAAAACACGCAAACAGGCCGACCGTTGATGGAGACGGGAACGACTACAGTACGCACCCCGACGAAGAAGTCGTGGAGCAGACCGCTGTGGACATCGAGCGTAAGAAAGCGAGGAAAGGCAGACGCCACCTCAGTACAGCCAACACAGTCTTGTCCAACAGAGGACTGGGCTAATGGCTTATTTTTCAGGAACCAACAGGGTCCGCGACACGGAAGGCATTCGTCCCGTTGGACGGACTGAGACAGATATCGCGTTTGACGAGAATCACGTCCAGGTCAACACGGCTTTAACGCCAGGTACTGCTGCAGAGCCTACGGGATCTCAGCACGGTGGTGCTGTATCTCCTGGTCCTGGGCCAACCGATGGTCTGGAGTCAGGAACAGATGGTCTCCGCAAGAAGGGAGAGAGCACCACAAACAACTATTCAATGGGCCGACGAGGCTACACCCCAGCATCCACTATGCTGCAGGGCTCTAGGAAACTAGGCTAAATGAACAGAATGATGCCGACGCTCTCTCCGGAGAAGAAAATCAAACTTGCTAATGAGATGTTTCAGCGTCAAGATAGAGTCTTGTCCCTGTGGCAGACGTTAGCCGATAACTTTTACCCAGAGCGTGCCGATTTCCGTTACGGAAAAAACCTCGCTGGATCGGAAATAGCCGATGCCACTGTGGACAGCGCACCAATTATCTCCCGTCGAGATCTCGGCAATTCATTCCACGCCATGCTCCGTGATGGAGAATGGTTCAACATTGCAGCTGGCTCTAGCACCGAGCCGGACCGTGACGGTCTGGGCTGGTTAGAGTGGGCCACAAAGGTTCAACGTAAAGTGATGAACGAGCGCGGATCGAACTTCGAGCGTGCCGTCAAAATAGGAGATCACGATTTTGCTACATTCGGTAATGCCGTCCTATCTCTGGAGCCTAACAAACAATTCAACGGCATCGTCTACCGTGCGTGGCACCTTAGAGACTGTGCCTGGGACGAAGACGAAGCCGGACAAGTCGAAACGATTGCTCGTAAATGGCAGCCGACACTTCATGTCTTGGTTCGCTACTTCGGAGAAGAAGCCCTGCCTCCTGCCCTAAAGCAGAAGTACCAGAGGGAGCCTTTCTCCACAGTCAAGGTCTATCACATAGTGATGCCTTCAGAACTGACGCACGACGACAAGTACATCGACAGATACAAGTTTGTGTCCACTTTCATCATGGAAGAGGGAAACACGGTCCTTGAAGAGAAGGGGATCAATTATTCGTATTACATAGTTCCAAGATTTCAAACGATTGCGGGCAGTCCCTATGCGTTCAGCCCAGCAACCATCACAGCTCTGCCGGACGCCAGAACTCTGCAGTCCATGACGTACACCCTGCTGGAAGCAGCAGAACGGTACGCTCGCCCTCCAATGGTAGCGACTCAAAAAGTCGTGACTGGGGTGGTGGATCTGCGACCGAACGGCATCACCTGGCTCGATAACGAATACGACGAACGAACGGGAGCGGGCCTACGCTCGCTTGATCAAAACAAAGGTGGCTACCCAATCGGAGCCAGCGAAAGGGGCCGGATATACGAGACAATCGAGCGGGCCTTCTATCTGAACACACTGTCGCTTCCACTGGATGGAGAAATGACTGCTTACGAAGTCCAAGAGCGTATGAAGCAGTACAGGCGCACTAACCTGCCTCTGTTCGCTCCAATGGAGAAGGACTACAACGGACAATTGTGTGAAGCAACATTCGACCTTCTGATGATGATGGGCCAGCTGGGATCTCCCCAGGATATCCCTGAATCACTAGGCGGTGATGTTGAGTTTAAATACGTTTCCCCACTGAGTAGTAACGAAGAAGAAGAGAAGTTGAACCAGTTCTCCCAGATCAGGCAGGAGCTTAGAGAAGCTGCAGACCTTGACGCGGGCATTATGGATAACTTTGATTTCGACGAGGCGATAAGAGATGCCATCGGAGGAATGGACGCACCTGTGAATTGGGTACGGTCACAAAAAGATATCGCGGAAATGAGAGAAGCTCGGTTACTTCAACAGGCTGCACAACAAGCAGCTGAAGCAGAAGCAACCGGAGCACCTGCATGAGTATGAGCGAAGAGTGCTTTAAAGCAGCACAACTTTCCAAAAAAGAAGCATACGCAATACAACAGCTCGAAGAAGGCACCGCAGACGCCTATAGTCAGCGGCTTGCCCTATCGGCCATACTAAAAAAGATATGTCGCGTATACGACGTACACTTCATTCCTGGCGCACCAGACGCCACTGCTTTCCTAGAAGGCCGTGGGTTTTGTGGTCAACAAATCCTTAAATACATGAGGCTAGACCCTCGCATCCTTAACAAACTAGATGGAGAAGACAATGAGCGATGAAGTAACCCCACCTGTAGAAGCTGCGCCTGTAGAGGCTGCACCTGTAGAAGCTGCACCTGTAGAGGCTGCACCCGTAGACACACCGCTGGATCCACCAGCTGAAGCCCCAAGTCCGTGGTACTCAAGCGTGCCAGACGGGTGGAGGGAAGACCTGGTAGGCGACGACAACGAAGCTGGACTGAACCAGCTGAAGCGCGTACCGGACATGAAGACTCTGGCCAAGAACTATCTTGAAAGCCAAGAGACTCTTAGGTCCAGGCAGGAAGCTAATACCGGATTACCGGAGAACGCTACCGACGAGCAGCTCGCAGAGTACCGCGAGAAGAACAATGTGCCTTCCACACCGGACGAATATGCAAACGCTATGCCGGACGGACTGGTGCTCAGCGACGCAGACAAGGCCGAATTTCAGCCCCTGTTTGAAACGCTACACAATGCGAATGTGGACTCTGCCACTGCGGCCACACTGGTGGAACAGCAGATCTCGCTAGAGAACACCCGTGCAGAGCAGCGACAGCAGCAAGATGTGGTTGACTCTCAGCAGGCTACCCAGATGATGAAAGATAATTGGGGGCCGGACTTCGAGTCCAATGTGGCCCTGATCAAATCCACTCTGGCTGCACACATTCCGGAGGCTGCACTGGACTCATTCATGTCTGCCCGCATGGCAGATGGTAAGGCTATCTTCAACGACCCGGGTGTCATGCAAGCATTTGCCAGCATGTCACGGATCATCAATCCTGCAGCGACTTTAGTCCCAGCTGGTGTGAACGCACAGCAGACTCTACAAGCTCGCCAAGCAGAGATCGAAAGCAAAATGGGTTCACCGGAGTACTACGAGCAGGGACTCGACAAAGAGTATCTGCAGAACGCTACAGCCCTAGAAACTATAAACGGTAGACAGAGCGGTTAAAGCCCAGCTATACTACGGGTCACAACTCAAAGTAGACCCCTGCGTAGAGCTTCACGGCCCCTACGGGATCTTAGCGGATCCCACAGGCTAACCCGAACGGAGCGACATAATGGCCAACTCGAACCGATGTTGATAACTTAAACTTATTAACTAATTTTTTACGGGAGATTTTGAAATGTCTGATACAGCTTTTCAAACCATGTACCGTCAAGAGATGATCAAAGGTTTCGAGAAGCGTCAATCGCTTACTCGTAGAACTACTGTTACTCAAGCCGAAATCAACGGCAACCAGGCAGTATTCCTAGTTGGTGACTCTGGCAGTGCATCTGCGGTTACTCGTGGTGTGGATGGAGATATTCCAACACGTCCGGATAACTTGAACCAAAACACAGCAACGCTCACAGAGTGGCACGATGTACCAGAGCGTACTCGTTTCAACCTGTATGCGTCCCAAGGTGATGGCCGTAGATTGATGCAAGAGACTTGCCAATCTGTGATCAATCGAAAGATTGACGACGACATCCATACTGCATTGGCAACTGCCACTGTAACTTGGGGATCAGCAGCAGCTGCTACTATGATCCTTATCTCTAAGGCGAAGACCAAACTTGGTAACGCTTTTGCAGATCAGGATGCACCAGTATATGCTCTGATCACTCCAGCGTTTCATGCGTACCTAATGACTTTTAACCAGTTCACAAGTGCTGACTATGTTAGCGGTGCTGGTTTCACAAGTGCTGACGGTGGCAAGATTTCAATGGACAAGGCTTTCAGCTGGTATGGCGTTACCTGGATTGTTGACGCTGGACTACCAGGTGTAGGTACTTCAAGTGCAACCTGCTTCATGTATTCTCAGAATGCAATTGGTCATGCTTGCGATACCGCAAACCTTCAAACTGCAGTAGGCTACGACGACAAGAACGACAAGTCTTGGGCTCGCTGTTCAACATTCATGGGCAGTAAACTGCTCCAGAACAGTGGTGTAGTGAAGATGTTACACGACGATTCTGTATACTCATAAGGGAGGCGCGAAACTTAGATGGCATATGATACTGACGTTTCAACCCCTGGCTTAGTAGCCCAGAAAAATGGATCCAATGGCAACGCCATTTGGGTTTATAAGTCTGCCGATGGTATGGCTCTAGTTGGTGCCGCTGATTACTTCAGCAATGGCGACGACCTGGGCATGAAGGTAGGCGACCAGGTTATCGTGGTTAACACGACTACATCTGGCGTTACCGTGGCTTCTGTTGTAGCCGTAACCACTGACGGTGCTTCAAGCATCTCCGGTGGTACGCTGGAACTAACCACGTCTGCCGCTGTCGATGCTGGCATCCAAAAAGTGGAGCTTAATCACGCTAGTGTGATTGTCGCTGCAACTATCGCTGATGCGTCCTTGCACGCTGGATTGTTTGTAGTTACAGACACCAGTGCGTCTGGTACAGCAGCTCACACGCTGACGCTGACTTCTGGCACGTTCGACGGTACTAACACTATCGCCACACTGAACGCTCCAGGCGAAGCTCTAGCGGTTCTCTTCGATGATGCTGGCAACGGCACAATCGTAGCGAACACTGGTGCTGTAGCTCTAAGCTAATAGACCAGAGATGCTCGAACTAAAAGCCCTTGCTGCCCACGAAGCGGCAGGGGCTTTTTTATAACCCTAACCCCATGATAGGAGGACAAAAATGTCCGAATCTGAAGATAAGAAATCCAAAACCCCCGCAGCCCCAATAGTCCCAGTCAAGCCCAGTGAGTTTGGCAGGGCCCAGCACACATACACGTCGCACAATGCGATTGTGGCGTCTGGGACAAAAGAGAAGGATCTGACTAAAGCAGATTTGTGGGACCACGTTGCATATCAACTGAAGATGTACGACGAGGTAAGAGCGATAGCAGAGGACGGCTCCTTTGTAGCTACCCTGATAGTCACTTTCAAGCACGCTAATAAGGCGTTACTAACAGTAACGAACTTTACCAAGCTGGAAACAGTTAGCTTTGAAGAAGAAGCAGGACTGGACAGATACTCTGTCAAGCAGCGCGGAGTGAAGAAGTGGTGTATCATTGACAACAACGACGCTTCCGTAGTGGAAGAGTTAATTCCAACACAAGCAGAGGCGTACAAGAAGCTAGAAGAGTTTCTAGCCGTGCGCGGCAGGTAAGGTAATTTATGGCGACCTCAAAGCTACTGATATACAACAACGCTCTCCAACTATTAGGGGAGCGTCGTTTATCCAACCTTTACGAAGATCGTGAGCCTCGCTATGTATTAGACGAGGCATACAATCTACAGCTGGTTGATCATTGCTTGAGCTTAGCCAAACCGCGATTTGCTGTCTCCAGTGTCAAGCTGGCCAATCCATCGGTCAGCGCGGTGCACGGGCTCGACAGCGTATACACATTCCCAACGGACTACGTTTCCACTCTGGAAGATCCAGGTGTGCACGGGAGCAATGGCTCGTTCTGGGAAGATCAAGACTTCACCAACCCAGTAGACAGATACATCATCGAAGGTAGAACTGTGGCGACTGACGTTGTTACTAACCTGTGGATGCGGTACATCTCTAATGGTGTGGCACTGGTGTCTTGGACCCCCGCGTTTGCGCGACTGGTCTCTGCATACCTAGCAAGAGAAACAGCCAGCAGACTGAATCCCAGTCGAATTGAGATAGCAGAAGCGGCATACGAGAAAGCCCTACTTGCCGTCGTCCAGCTGGAAGGCATTAAAGAAAATCCGATTGTCCCTCAAGCGGCAGCGGCATCCCTCAGTACAGACCAGCTCGCTATCTACAACGCGGCTGCCACACTGCTGGGCCAGCCAGAATTCCGACATGTGGATGACGGATCTGCTTTGCGATTAGCCATCGACGCCCAGTACACACTGGCCGAGGATGACCTACTTGAAACGATCAAACCTAAGTTTGCCACCAGAGTAGCCGCGCTATCTAGCGGAGCTACCAGTGCTGTCCACGGCTACGATAACGTATTCAGCCTGCCAGCAGACTTTAAGAATATTTGCGAGCTGTGGGCCGATGAAACCCTACAGACCCCTATCACTAGGTACTTCTTAGAAAACATCAGTATTGCAATAGACGGGTACGCAACCGCATACATCCGTTACATTATCGGAACTTCAGCAGAGTCTGCCTGGTCACCCTCATTTAAGAAAGCAATGGCCGCGTACTTGGCGTACGAGCTGGCACCACGTTTTGCCCCAGAGATGGCTGGCAACCTGGGCCAGATCCTCGAACGTCGCATTGGCGTCGCTATCGCTGTGGATGGGGCTAAAGAGCCAGCACTGCGGCCTGTAGAAGCCACGTATACACTGGACAATACTGTCCGCACTTTGTACAACAAAGCACTGCAGATATTGAAGCTGCCACCGATTACATCCAACACAGACGAGTCTGAGCGAAAAGTAGCTCTTGACTACGCAATGAACCACAAAGCCGTAGAGACTGTGTTTGAACTGGTCTCGTGGGGGTTCTTGTACAAATCTGTAAAACTATCAAACGACGATGCAGTGGATCCGGAGTTCGCGTACGACTACGCTTTTGAAGTTCCTTCCGATATGATTCGCATCGACAAGATTTCTGCCGACGAGTACTTCCGCTATCCAGCTGAGTATCTTCGAGAGGGATCTTACTTCCACGCAGATACTGATGAAATTTACCTACGGTATCTGTCCGACGAGCAGGTGTCTACGCCAAACACTTGGCCTACATACGTGTACAATCTTGTGGCTGCAGAACTGGCGAGAAGCTGTGGCACACTGCCTGGAGCCGATCTTCAAAATGCGGAATACAAGTACGAAGAATACAAGTCTGAAGCATACAGCACTGATGCACAGCGAAATCCACCAGAGGTTATCTCCGACGGCAATTGGATCCGGTCACGGATCACATGGCCCATGCGTCGAACGCAGAGGCCATAGCAATGGCTAGAGGTTACGCCAATAAATTCAACAGGGGCGAAGTAGACGAGGGCGTAATGGCCCGCGACGATGTCGAGCGCGTCCACAATTCCAGTTCTTTGATGGACAACTTTATGCCGCAGCGCATAGGCCCGATGGTCTACCGCCCAGGCACAGAGTATCTCGGTGACGCGCTCGCTAATGAGTCTCACTTCTTAATGGCTTTCGTCGATGACGGAACCGTTCCCACGATCTTAGAATTCTCCCAGTCCAATGCAAACCCCAGTGTAGAATCACTGCGGTTCTGGATTGACGGAACACTGGCGCAAGCCACTGGCACGACTGATGTGATCACGAATGACTCGTTTGCCACCGACATAGTCGGCTGGACAGACGACTCTACCGGCTTTGGCTCCTCTGCTTGGGAGGCCGCTGGACGGCTAGACCTTACAGGTGGAACCGCTGACGGAGACTGGGGCCGCGTGTACCAGACTTTGACCGTCACAGCTGGGGAGCGAACACTCAAAATAGTAGTGGACGACACCCCCATGCGCGTGCAGATAGGCACCAGCGGATCACAGTCTGCGGACATTTTTGAGGATCTTCTTGGTTTTGGGGTACACCTTATCACCTGGACTTCCGATGCCTCCAATACGACAGTTACCTTGTCGAACGACAAGCCCTACTCTTCGCACTGCCAACAGGTAGCATACGAAGCAGCGG